GCTTATTTTTCTAAATTCTATATTCATAATTAATTCTCCCCATATGCTCTAGGAATAAATCCTAGAAGCTTGTCTACTCTACGCATCTCTTTTTTAAGCTGTATTGTTACAGCTTCTCTTTGCTTCTCAGTCATCTCTTCATGACCCCATCCGCCAAGTTGCCCATCACACCATGCCCATTCCATATCAAACAATCTATCGTAAATAATACCTTGGGCTATTTTTCTTGGGGTCGTTTTGTTTCCATGCCAATCTTTCATCATAGAACCCCCATGTTGGAAGCAACAAAGGTAGCAATTGCTATCACAACTACTAAAGGTTTTAGGACAAACCAACTAACCCATTCAATACCTTCCATTTTATTTAATTCAAATCTAAATTCATCTAACGATCTAGTAAATCTATTCATAATTACAACCTCCCAGTTGTTTATTTATTATCAAGACTTCCATAAATGGATAAGGACATTGCTGTTACCTTGTTTAAAGTTTCGACTGGAGTCTCGCCAGTCATCCTCAGTTGATTTATATTCTAGGTATTGAACTAAAGTCTACATCTTGTAGCTGTTTTGGTTTAGTTTTAGTTCTTTCAGAAGTATAGCCACATAGATACATGGCTTCATTCAAGTCATCACAGTTATTAAGAAATATTATGGCGTTATCTCTAACCAAAGTATCATGCATAAGAAACCAGTCATTGACCTCAGATGGAACCATGTCATCAGACCTACCAACAATAGTTGCTAGTTGTAGATACGCCTTGATATCACCTCTAGCCACCTCTACATCTTTAGGAATATCTCTTTCAGAAGGAAGAGTATTTACAACCCATCCTACTTGCTTTGCTTCACATTCTATTAATTTTAATATTGCTATTAGTTTATTCATAATCACAACCTCCCAGTTGTTTCTTGTACCCAATAATTGGATACTCATTCAGCCTGTTAATTCAGGGACAATGGAGGATTGTCTCCTCAGATTTCGTATGATCAACCATTCTCGAATAGCTTCTTACTTCATGGTCAGCACAATGAATTCACATTGCTGTTGATACAATCCCTCTGAGGAATTTATGAGTCTTGCGGTATCATTTCGACAGGCACTCTCTCAAACTAGTCACTTTATTAGGCGGATTCAGATACGACCTTCACATTGAACCTAGTCGCGTCCTACTTCTAGAACCTTACCTTTAAACCTTTCAGTACCCAGTTGGGTGGTAGCTAGCTTTTAAAGACATCATCGTTTTGGTCTGTGAGATAACCTTACCACATAAAACATATACTGGTACATATTTCTACACCTTATATGTAACCTATATTTAGCAATCAGAATGTGAGCATTACTAAAGCTACCTAATTGGTTTAATATTTCTCTATGAAAGAAGACAAAAAACCAAACCTAAAACTGGTCAGTAAAGACTCAGTTCTTACCATCAAGCAGAAGCAATTTGTAGACGAGATTATCAAGGGCAAGTTAGGTAGTCAGATCGATTGCTACATGAAAGTCTACGATGTATCTCTGACCAAGGCAGGGAAGACACCTAAGCACGCTCACGTTGATTGTAGCAAGCTTATGACCAACCCTAAGATTAACCTAGCAATTAGGAAGGGAATGGAGCGTAGAGATACCAATGCAGTAGCTTCAAGTCTCAGGACAAGGAACTATGTGATAGACAGGCTCTATGCTGAGAGCAAGGAGTCAGACTCTGATGCATCAAGGATTAGATCATTGGAGTTACTGGGCAAGACCATAGGATTGTTTAGCGATGTTATAGAGACTAAGGAAGCTAGGAGTAGTGAAGAGGTAGAAGCTGATATAGAGGAGAAAATTGCTCAACTATTAACAGCAGATCAAGATCACTAGACCCTCTTCTTTTATTCTGACGCGTTTCTTTAATGACCCCCACCCCCCTTGTGGTGTAGCGGGACTCAGACTCACATATATACATAGTGATCTGCACAGGATATTACTAATTTTTACAGGGGTACCCCCTATATTGCATTTTGATAGCGTTTTTCATACATATAATATATAATTTTTTCAGAAAAGACCCAAGGTACCCTACACCCCCATATTATTTTACAAAAATAGTTGTTTTTTCTGTGAAGATATGCAATTATGTTAAAATCTAGCGTGATTCACATCCAGTATGTACCTACTTGTTAAGTATGTACTTACTAAGTATCACTATCTGGTAGTAACTAAGTAGGTTTTTAATTTATTAAGTACATACCTACTAGTAAGTATAGGAGATGTATGAGTAATCAAATATTAAGTCAAGTACAAAACCTTTCTTTGGATGAGAAGAAAGAGTTATTGGTCTTATTAGATGAATTAGAACAAGCCAAGTCCAGAGAGAAGTGCTCAGAAGACTACATGACCTTTATTAAAGAGGTTTGGAGTGCTTTTATAGAAGGACCTCATCATAAGATCATGGCTGATGCCTTTGAAAGGGTAGCAAGAGGTGAATTAAAGCGTTTAATCATCAACATGCCGCCTAGACATACCAAATCCGAGTTTGCATCGTACCTATTACCAGCATGGTTCCTAGGTAGCAGACCAGAAAAGAAAATAATACAGACAGCTCATACCGCAGAACTAGCAGTTGGCTTTGGTAGGAAGGTTAGAAACCTTGTTAACAGTAAAGACTATAAGAAAATATTTCCTAATGTAAATTTACAGTCGGATTCCAAGGCTGCGGGTCGTTGGAATACAAATAAAGGCGGAGAATACTTCGCGATTGGTGTAGGTGGTGCGGTTACTGGTAAAGGTGCTGACTTACTTATCATTGATGACCCTCATTCTGAGCAAGAGGGTGCAAGTTCAGACATAAATGTATTTAATCGTACCTATGAATGGTACACCTCTGGTCCTAGACAGCGTTTACAGCCTAATGGTGCAATCGTTGTAGTGATGACTAGATGGCATAACAAAGATTTAACAGGTCAAATAGTAGATTCCAGTCTGAAAAGAGGTGGAGCTGACCAATGGGAAGTTATAGAACTACCTGCAATCTTACCTTCTGGTAAGCCTTTGTGGGATGCTTTCTGGAAACTAGAAGAGTTAGAAGCTTTGAAGGCTGAATTGCCTAGTTCAAAGTGGATGGCTCAGTATCAACAAAACCCTACCTCTGAAGAGGGAGCTATTGTTAAAAGAGAATGGTGGCGTAAGTGGGAGGGAAGAAATCCTCCTGAATGTGAATTCGTGATTCAATCATGGGATACCGCATTTCTTAAAAACCAAAGAGCTGACTATTCAGCATGTACCACATGGGGAGTTTTCTACAAAGAAAATGATGATGGTTTTTCGGCACCAAACTTAATACTCTTAGATGCCTATAAGGAGCGTCTAGAGTTCCCAGATTTAAAGAAGATGGCATTTGAGAAGTACAATGCCTATAAACCAGATGCGTTCATTGTAGAGGCTAAAGCGGCTGGCTTACCTTTAATATTTGAATTAAGAGCAACAGGTATACCAGTACAAGAATATACTCCTAGTCGTGGAAATGATAAGATATCTAGGGTTAACGCTGTTTCTGATCTATTTGCTTCAGGTGTCGTTTGGGCTCCTGAAACTAGATGGGCAGAAGAAGTTGTAGAAGAGTTTGCTGGTTTTCCTAACATGGAACATGATGATTTAGTTGATAGCAGTACGCAAGCTCTGTTAAGATTCAGACAAGGCGGATTTGTTCCTCTTGAAACAGATGAGGAAGACGAGCCATTAGAACACAATCGAACAGCAGATTATTACTAGGAGAATAAATTGGCTATTGATAAACAATTACAAACTGTAAGACCTATAGATGGTTTAATAGAAATGGAACAAGAAGAAGGTTTAGACCTTGATATAGAAGAGATACCAGATTCAGTCGTAACAGAAACCGATGATGGTGGAATGATTGTAGACTTTGATCCATCTGCTTCCAATATGGGAGAAGAAGAATTTAATTCTAATTTAGTAGAATTTATAAAAGATGATGAACTTAGTAGTATAGGTAATGAACTAATAGGTGCTTATAATGCTGATAAAGAATCAAGATCAGATTGGGAAGAGAGCTACACAAAAGGCTTAGATCAACTTGGTTTAAAGATAGAAGAAAGAACTACACCTTGGGCAGGAGCGTGCGGTGTGTTCCATCCTATGCTTAGTGAGGCGGTAATTAAATTCCAATCACAAGCTATATCAGAGATATTTCCAGCAGCAGGTCCAGTTAGAACCAAGATTGTAGGAAAAATTACATCAGAAAAAGAAAAACAAAGTCAAAGAGTTCAAGATTATTTAAACTACTTGCTTACTTACGAAATGAAAGAGTATCGTGGTGAGACAGAAAAGATGTTATTTTCTTTACCTTTAGCTGGTTCAGCATTTAGAAAAGTTTATTTTGATCCAACACTAAACAGACCAAGCGGTATATTTGTACCAGCAGAAGATTTTGTAGTTAACTATGGTGCAAGTGATTTAGAAACTTGTGAAAGAGCTACTCATGTAATGAAGAAGTCAGCTAACGATATTAGAAAAATGCAAGTTAGTGGATTCTATAAAGATATAGATTTGCCAGATGCAAGTCCAAATCCTTCAGACATTACTAAAAAATACAACGAAATGACTGGCGAGTCAGAAAGCTATAGCTATGACACCAGACATACTCTACTTGAAATGCAAGTAGATTTAGATTTAAAAGGCTTTGAAGATGTGGGAGAAAACGGGGAACCTACTGGTATAGCATTACCATATGTTGTAACAATTGATTATCCTTCAGGCATTATTCTTAGCATAAGAAGAAATTATTACGAAGATGATTCTAAAAAATTAAGAAGGATGCACTTTGTTCATTACCAATATCTACCAGGTTTAGGCTTTTATGGATTTGGTTTAATACATATGATTGGTGGATTAGCTAAATCAGCTACATCAATATTAAGACAGTTAGTGGATGCAGGTACTTTAAGTAACTTACCAGGTGGTTTGAAATCTAGAGGACTTCGTATCAAAGGTGATGACAGTCCTATAATGCCAGGTGAGTTTAGAGATGTAGATGTACCAGGTGGTGCTATTAGAGACAATATTACATTCTTACCTTACAAGGAACCATCAGCAACTCTATTTGCATTGTTAGGAAATATAGTAGAAGAAGGCAAGAAGTTTGCTAGCATATCTGATATGAATGTATCTGACATGAACAGTCAAGCACCTGTTGGAACAACTCTAGCATTGCTAGAAAGAAACATGAAAGTAATGAGTGCTGTTCAAGCAAGACTACATGCTTCCATGAAAAGAGAGTTTGAGATACTTGTAAGTATAGTTACAGACTTTACAGAACCTAAGTATCCTTATCCTACTGAAGAAGGCGAAGATATTAAATTACAAGATTTTGATGCAAGAGTAGATGTACTACCAGTTTCTGATCCTAACGCGGCTACAATGGCTCAAAGAATTATGCAGTATCAAGCTGCAATGCAGTTAGCTCAACAAGCACCTCAGTTATATAATCAAGGTGAACTACATAGACAAATGCTTGAAGTATTAGGTATTAAAGATGTAGATAATATAGTACCTCCTCAAGCAGAAGTACCTGCAGTTGACCCAGTTACAGCAGTACAAAATATTATTACTGGAAAACCTGTTCAAGCGTATGAGTCTCAAGATCATCAAGCTCATATAGACACATTGGTTGCTGCTCAACAAGACCCAAGTATTCTTGCAAAAATAGAATCAAATCCAAATGCTCAGACTATTCAAGCCGCTGGTTCAGATTACATTATGCAACATCTTTCATTGTTATTTAGAGATCAAGTTGAAAGAGAAATGGGTATAGACTTACCTCCAGTAGGAGAACAACTGCCTCCAGAAGCAGAAGTAAGATTAGCTAAACTAGTTTCAGAAGCTGCTAAACGAGTAGCTACTACAAATGCTGCACAAGCTGAACAAGCACGAATACAAGAACAAGCACAAGACCCATTAATTTTAGCAAAACAAAAAGAACTAGAAATTAAAGAAGCTCAAGTACAAGGTAAGATTGATTACGATGAATCTAAAATAATGCTTGAAGGTGCTAAAGCAATATCTAACAAAGAAATGGAAAAAGAAAGATTATCTACTCAAAAAGAAATTGCTGGATTAAATGTAGGTCAGCGTATTGCTAGCGATATGCTAGATAGAGAAGAAACTAAAGATAAAAAAGCTATAGATGATTACAAATTAGGTCTTGACATTGCTAAAGATATGGTAAAAGATATCAGTCTGAATGATAAATAACAGCAAAGAGCAATCACTTTCCGTTTTCTTAAGTAAGAAATTGAGAGAATTAATGAACGAATGTTCAGATCATATATCTACAGGAGGTTGTAAAGACTTTGCTGAGTATAAGAGAATGACAGGAGTTATAGAGGGATTAGCCCTTGCAGAGCG